CCCACCCCCTCCGGCAGAACTAATTGTTGAAAATACAGAAGCACTACCATCTGAACCTTGTGCTTGAGAAGAAGCGGCATCTGCGCCACCAGCACCTACTGTAATTGCGTAAGTTTGATTGCTTACTGAAAAGCCTGTAGCTGTGCGGAAACCACCGGCACCTCCTCCGCCTAAGTCTCCCCCTCCACCACCTCCTGCAACAACTAAATATTCAACACCTGTAGCTGAAGATGTAACTACGAAATTACCTGAAGAAGTAAATGTATGGATTTTATAATCTCCATCAGTAGTTACAGTGCCGCCTGTAGCAGCTGTAAAAGCATTAATCTGACCAGATAAACCAGCTTGCCAAACATTATCGTTATTAGTCGCATCAGTACAAACCCATAATTTACCATTAGCAGTATTTAAGAGTATAGTTCCGACACCACCAGAGGGATTAGTGGACGCAGTAGGATCAGATGATTGTTTTGTTATGTCACTAGGAAGATTAGTTAATTGACTTCCATCTACCGCAGGGATCTTTGCACTGCCGTCCAATTGCAGAATTTTATTTGCTGCTGTTCCTGTATCTAATCTAGCAGAAGCCAGGGTACCGCTACCTATATTTGAAGCATCAGTTGTATCAGTAGTTGCAGAAGTCGCTAAACCAGTAATTTTAGAAGTAGCAATTGCTGCAGAAGCATTAATATCCCCATCAACAATAGTCCCATCTACAATTTTAGCTGAATTAACAGAATTATCAGGAGGCGTAATAGATTGTACTGCTTTACCTAAATAAACGCAGTACATCGTATCCGTTGCGGCTGTAGCTGCTGATAGAGTTAATGTAGTTCCTGTAGCTGTATAAGCATAGCTACTGCCTGGTTCCTGACGAACATTATTAATAAATAATGCAATATCTACTTCGTTTGTTACTGAATGAGTTAAGGTATAACTAGTCGTTGCGGATACAGTAAAGTGTTGCACAGCAAGGCTGACATATTTTTCAGCAGGTATATTTCCTATATAGGCCATTTAATTCTCCTATGTGCTAATTGCGTCAACACAAGATACCCATGTATCAATTGACGATGCAGTATCACTAACAACTTTAAGTATATCTCCACTATCCACAACTATTTTTGCACCTCCGTCAATTAATTCCAGTGACGACCCGACTGGGATAGGCGCATTTTTAATCAAGTAATGATCGTTTGATCCATCATTAATATAAACTGATACTGAGGCAGAAGAAGTAGCATGAACATTTGCACATCTAATCCCAATCACTGTATCAAAACTATCTGCTGTAAATATAGTAGCAGCGGAAGTTCCAGTATTCCTAGCTATATATCGTCTAAAATTTTGAGCCATTTTGTTCTCCTAAAGGGCAATCGACATTGCAATAGCGAAACCTGCTGATACGCCTTCTGTTGAATCTATTGTTAATGTATCTGTACCCGCATTTGTTGTAATTGTTGTACCGCCAGTACCAACAAAAGTTAAAGTATCCGTTGTTGAATCTGCAACGATATCTGATTGCCCAGAAACTGCAATGGTTTTGAATATATCATCAGGTACAGTAGTACTGGAAATTGTAAGAGTATCTGTTCCAGCGTTAGTCGTAACACTTGTACCTCCACTACCTACAATAGTTAGCGTATCGGTAGAAGCATCTGCAACTATGTCTGATTGTCCACTAACTGCAATAGTCTTAAATACATCGTTATTAGACTCAGCAAATGCATCCTGCAGCATTATAGTTGTAATACGGAGTTCTATTCTATCTCCACTAGCCGCTGCTGTACCAGATGTTCCATCTTGCCCACGTACAACTGTAAGAGTAGTGCCTGATACGTTAGTTACTTTAACTACTTCTAGAGCATGTTCACTAACTATAGTTAAATACATATAGTCACTACCGCTTAAGGTAGGAAATGAAGATGCACTAGCTACAGAAATAGATGTAGCTGTAGTATTAATAGCAGCGCTTAATGTCGAATAAGCATTATTTGAATATTTAACTGCCATTCATATTCTCCTAAGAAATAGTTATATCCCAGCTAATTGTCATAGTATCTAACTCGCCTTTATTAATAGCTGTAAATACTGTTCTAGCTAGCATAGTACCTGCCGAATTAGCATTAAAAATTCCTGCCTCCGTAATAGCGGCTGTAGCCGGAGCTGTTACATCGGGAGTATCTGCTGGAATAGTAGCCGTGTATGTAATTACGTTATTAGAAACAGATCCACCTGATGTAGTTAATGCTACCCTGGCAGCTTCTGTAACTAACGCAGTCTGCCCTACGGCAGCTGCTGTAGTACCAGTACCGATAGCCATATGAGTCATTACACCAGCAGTGGCAGCATTCATTCGAGAAGTAACCCAGTTTTTACCAGCAGTAACAACTAGATTATTAACTCTTTGTACTATTTCCCCGTTAAGAGAAATTATTAATTTACCTGTAAGGGCAACTGTGTCACGGTTAGTCATAATATAATCCTTTTTACGTTATGTTAACGTCATCTTCTTGTGTTTCCGTACTACCTACTCCTATTAGACGTGTATTAATCATATTGGTATTGAGCATACCATCATGCCACATCGTCCTTGCATCGGAAACAGATATGGAATCTGATGGGTTAACTTTATGTATATCTCCAATTCCCGGAGTATCACCTGTAGTAATCGTTTCTGTAAGATTTTTAGCATAACTCCAAGAGAATGTATCGCTGGCAGATAAAGTATCTGCGATTTCTAAATTAAACTGGGCAGCTATTACAATGCTTTCAGCTACCGTAACTGAATCAGCATAAGTTCTATTAAATACATTGCTGATTGCAATTGTTTCAGTAAGAGTTACCGGCTCTGTTGCTTCTCTACCGAATTCCTTATTCTTACTGTTGTACTCTAAAACAATATCTGCAATAGGCTTGGTATAAGTTATCTCAGCCTGACTATTAGTATATGAAATAATAGCTGCAGCACTACCAACTAAGGGATTGCCTAACATTAAAAGTCATCCCTTACTTTAAACTTTAATCTATCGTATAAAGTTAAAATAGCTCCACTAGTATAAGTTAGCTCTATCTCACCTTCGTAAGTTCCCGCAGCAACATCAAGAGTCGTTGAATTCCAGGGCATATAGCATTTACCGTCTGTTGTAGGCGCAACTTTAACGCAAGTCATAGTATCTAAAATACTAGTACCACCTAACAGTCGAAATTTTACTCGAATAGTAGGATCTGTAATATCAATTACAGCCCAAGTGCTGGAATCGTCTGCATCAAGAGTCTGCCCGGATGCAGCAGTATTGGAATCTTTTAAGGTAAGATTGATTTCGGGTTTAGTATCACCCGCAACTAAATTAATAGTTTCGTAATAAGCCATATTTAACTCCGTTGGAGGTTGTTCTCAGCATTGGCTATGCAGTACTTTATGTAGAATACGAGATTAATCTAAAAAGTCAAACGAATTATACAAATCCGTTGTCTTCTAGTTTAGTATTAGTCTCTATTTCATTATTTCCCCACATACCCGAATTAATAAGTTGTTTACAAGAGGCTTCATATCGTTGGTAGTAAGCATTATTCTCATCTTGCATCCCACCACTAACTGCACTATGGGCTTTATAAGCAGAATAATTAAGAAGAGCCTCGGTATAAACTTCACTAATCTTTAAATCTGTAATAGTTGATTTAGCTTTCTTAGGCGCTGCCGCATATTTTAAAATAATTTGAGATCGTTTAGGTGTTTCAGTATCAGTACCTTTAATAACAGCTTTAAATGGTTCATTAATTAAAATAGAAACTGCTGTATCTACTTTATTTACAAGCTTAACAGAGTCGTCTTTAATAGTTACAGGATCAAAATCAGAAGTATAATAAGCATGAATTGGAGCTAAAAAATCCGTAGGAAATGCGTATTCCTCACCGTCTAAAGGATTATCTAATTCCACGGTCTTTTTTAATAAATGAAATCGTTTGTGCAAAGCTAAATTCGCTAAATTAATATAATTAATAAGTTTATTTTGATTGGTAGTTTGAGTAGCTGTAGGCGTTGGGCTTGGATTAGCAGAAGTATCACCAACATCGGATACAGCTAATTTACTACATTCTCCTGTAACTAAATAATCTATATACTCTGAGATTTTCATAATAATTCCTTAAAAGCGGGCAAACAGGACGCAGTCCTGTTTGCCCTCGGAGGCGCACATTATTCTAGAGAGGGTAGATAATGTGCAAGTTAAACAAAATAAGAACTGTCTCCTTTTGGTTGAACATCATTGTCTCCCCACATAGGAGATCCTTCTAGTTTATCCGGCTCTTCATGAATCATTACTTCACTTGGTTTCCAAGCGTTTAATTCAGCTAGCATGCTAATTGTATCTATATGATCATCATGTTTACTTTTAAATCCTTTAAAAGTAGCTAACGATAATTCAAAAAGTAATTCTTCAAGTTCCTCACTATCTTTTAATTCTTCAGGCAACCAAATTTTATTAGATTTAAATAACGGTATAGCATTCTGTTGAAAACGGCTCATTTTATCTTTGGTCGGCCTAATTCCTATAGTATTACTATTTTTGCCTTTAGACAATGTAAAATATATGTTTCTTTGCCCCATTTCATTTTGAATCCAACTAATGAATCCGCCCTGTTGTCCAGTAGTTTCAATACCTACTTCCTGTGGATTATGTTTTTGAACTAAGTGAAAAAGCGCATCCATCGTCTCGTTCATAAGCGCCCGCTTACAAAAACCATCCACCCAATGCCAATCTCCATTATTATTTAGAGCCCAGACATTAATTACGCTAAAGTCGGCGTGTTCTCGATCAGATGTAGCAAAATCCGTAGTAATGTAAAAATTGTAAGCACCTCGATTTTCTAAGACATTATTTCTTTTATACCATACCAAATCCGAATCGTTAACCAGGCGGTCTTCTTCAGAAGTAATACGTAGCATAAGTTCTTGATTAAATGAGTCTAATTTTCCAGCTCCCTTAGCTTTAAGATATTGGGTATTAACATACTCATAACTAAACCGATCCTCCCAAGCGCCTTTAAACTCTTCTTCAGAACAAGGATACTTTTCACAAACAGGATACACGTTTACATGCCAAACACCCGATTCGATAGCTTTGTATAAAGGGTCCTTAGCATTAAACGGAGTTCCAGACCATATGACTTTACGCTTATTCGGATGTAACGCATAATCAATAGCCGAGTAGACCGTGTTCTCAACATTCTCAATAATTGTCGCGGACCTAGCATCTTCATCACCGAGTAAATCGTCAAGTACAGCAAGTTGCGGTCTCGTATTTAATTCAACGGTTCCACGAACCCCTGTTTTGGCACCATGCCCCGTCACTACAAATTCTTTACCCTCCGCATTTTTAAAATACCACCTAATATCAGTAAACCTTGATTCAGTAATATACGCTCTTAAAAACTCGCTATTTTCACATCTTCGCTCAATACGCAATCGCATCTTTTTGACACCATTCTCAATACTATCAGATAGATACAACGCATAGTTGACATCGCCAAAACCAGGAATAGAGCCATAAACGGCTATGTAAAGAAACAAATATTCTGCAAATATAGTGGTCTTGGCAAGGCCACGGGCGCACATGTTTGCAGTATTTTGAGTTTTCCCAGCAATTTTATCCAGCATTTTGTAATGGATTACAGGTGTTTGATTTTCTTCACCTTTTTCACCATTAACTAACTTAATAAATGACACAAATTCCAAGGCAAATTCACTTGGAACATAATTAGGGTCATCTGCATAATCAATAGTATTCAACCATTCATCTACTGTTTTTTTAGCTAGCATCCTCCTCTATCACCTCATAAGTGGTTTCTACCTTCTTGGCCAAAATTTCACTATGTGCTATCTCCTTCGCACTAGCCTGTCCATTTAAAATCATTTTTAATTGCTGCTGGGCTAGCGCCTTAGTAGTAGCACGTAAATCTTCTACAACATCATTGCTGTACCCAATATCAATTTCAACTTTAGATGTGGCGGGTGCCACCAAGTTCGCAATTAAACTTTCAGCTGCTTTCTGTCTGACCATTTCAGATTTAGCTGTACGCATTAACTCCGCCTGGGTATTAATAGCTTCCTGATACACACCTGCATTTAGAATATGGGTAGGTACCAGTGTTTGCTCCATAATTTTAGTAACTAGAGCATTATTACCATAGTTATCTGCATAACAAGCAATTTGAGACGCAGATGTACCTTTACTTATTAAATTCTGGTAACGATCTGGGAAAACCTTACTGTAAGCCGTAGAGGACTTATCTCCCATTAATTTCAGGGATACGAATTTAATAGCATTAATATAAGCTGTTAAAGAGTACCTACCCGTAGATAATACTGATGCATAAGTAAGAGTATTATCACGAAAAACCCGGCGCAATTCCGAATTAGATTCTGAGTTAATTAAATCAACAACATCATCAGTCAGATGCTTTCTAAACCGTTT